TTTAAGACGTTTACTACTGGTGAGGTGCTGACCGCAGCCGACACTAATGGTTACCTAATGCAAGGCGTTCTAGTCTTTGCAAGTGCAGCAGCTAGAGATGCAGCAATTACATCTCCACAAGAAGGCCAGTGCTGTTATCTTAAAGACACAGATGCAGTACAAACTTATAGCGGATCTGCATGGGTTGGCTTTGATGATTCTAATGCAATACAAAACTCTATTGTAGATGCTAAGGGCGATATTGTTGCAGCAAGTGGTAATGATACACCTGCAAGATTAGCAGTTGGATCTAATGGCGACACACTTGTCGCGGATAGTTCCGCAACAACTGGACTTCGCTACCAAGGCAATTATGCTGCTGGCAAAAATAAAGTTATTAATGGCGATATGAATATTTGGCAAAGAGGCACAAGTTTTAGCGTTGGTAATGCTGGTCCTTATTACGGCGCAGCAGACCGATGGCGTTATTACCACAATGGCGGTACTGCTGGTACAAATACAATTAGCCGACAAACTTTTCCTGTTGGTCAAACTGATGTTGCTGGTAATCCAACTTATTTTCAAAGATGGACAGCCACTACTATTGGCACTTCACAATCAGTTGCAGATTTTGACCAACTTATTGAAGATGTTTCAACATTAGCAGGACAAACAGTTACAGCATCTATTTTTATTAAATCTTCAGGAACTTTTACCTTCAATGTTTATTTGGAACAAAACTTTGGTTCTGGCGGTTCGTCTGCGGTAGGAACAACTGTTTTTACAGGTAGCACATCAACATCTTGGACAAGAGTAACTGGAACAGTAACACTACCAAGTATTAGCGGTAAAACTGTTGGTACAGGTTCATCATTACGCTTTTTAATTCGTATTTCTAGCCCGACAAATGGCTCTACTTTTGATATTGCCAACGCCCAAGTAGAGGCAGGAAATACAACAACTGTTTTCCAAACTGCAACTGGCACAATCCAAGGCGAGTTAGACGCTTGTTTAAGATATTACTATCTTTTGCAATCAGGTCAAAGTAAATTTATTGGTACTGGAACTTACATATCGGCTACAAATGTTTATGTTACTGTCACATTACCAGTTCCAATGCGCACAACCGCAACTTTAGATATAGTTACGGGAACTGGTTATTACATAGCAAATTCAGCAGGCGGTGGTGCTGATGGCTTAAACACTTTGACTATTGACGGACTTAGTAACACTGTTCTTTCTCTTTACAACAACACACAGGCCGCCGGAACTGCTGGACAAGGATGTGTTGTTAATACGCAAAATTCTGTTTTCCCATATATTGCATTTAGCGCGGAGTTATAATGAAACCAACTTATGAAGTAATCACAACACCATCAGGTAACACAGTTATCAACGCTTATTTTGAAAATGGACGAATGTTATCTATTCCGTCAGATCCTGCTAACTCTGATTATCAGGCATATCTTAGAAGCCTAGAAGCGGCACAATCCACCCCGATTGTAACTGAGGATGAGTAAACAGCCCTGGCTGTGTGCAGCTGGTAAACAGTTAAGAGATCAGATTGATACCTGGTACCCAGATCGCCGCTCTACCAGTGATGGGTGGATTGGTGATGCTCGTCATTCCGCCAGTAAATCGGATCATAATCCAGACGAACGGAGCGGATTCGTTGTCAGAGCCATTGATATTGATTCTCGTTTGGATTCATCCGAGCAGCTCTCGATATATCTGGCTGACCAGATCAGGGTCTGTGCTAAAACCGATAAGCGCATATCTTACGTAATCCATAATGGCTTTATAGCTTCAAGGATTATGGGATTTAAGTGGCGGCGCTACAGGGGTATAAATCCGCATAAAAAACACATACATTGTTCATTTACTAAAGCAGGCGATAAAGATTCTAAGCCGTTCGATATACCACTACTAGGGGGTAAAATATGAAGATAACAAAGAAGCAAAAAGCAATACTAAAGTCCTACGCACGTGGGGTATTAGTATCTTTCTTAACATTTTTAGCCAGTAATGAATTAGGTTTAGATCCAGCACTGTCTGTAGTAGTTGCAGCATTAGCTGGTCCAGCAGCTAGGGCTTTAGATAAATCCGATACAGCTTATGGTGTCGGTGCTAATGAAAAATGAGTCCAGCAGAATGGGCTGGCTTTGGCGCTGGCGTTATGGCCGTGCTATCAGGCGGGCTAATCGGATTACGTTTTCTCGTTAAAGGTTGGTTAAACGAACTAAGACCTAATGGTGGATCTAGTATGAAGGATCAGCTAACTAGATTAGAACAGCGTGTCGATGATCTGTTCTTTATCATGAATAAGCGACAATAGCAATATGGCTACTGCACGCAAGCGTAAGAAGGTTAACAAGCGCAAGGGTAAATACACCCATGAGCAAATTAATACTAAGTTAGATACTTATGCCATCTCGTTGCGTGAATTTTATTTAAGCCTCAGACGTGCAGGATTCCCAGTAGATCAAGCTCTAGGGATGTGCGATAAAAACGTATTTCCAGACTGGCTAACACCATCTAATCCAGACTTTGATCCAGTTAATCCAGACCATGACCCCTACGAAGACGAGGACTAATTGCGCAAAATTGCGTTCGTGTCAGATCTGCAAGTTCCTTTTTTTAATGAAGCAAGTGTTAAATCAGTAGGCCGTTTTTTAAGTAAGTGGCGGCCTCATAGAACTATCTGCATCGGTGATGAGATTGATTTACCACAGCTAGGTGGTTTTAATGCTGGCACAATAGATGAAATGGTCGGCAATATAAACGACGATAGAAAACAAACACAAGAAGTCCTAACATACTTAGGCGTAACAGATGTACTAGGAAGCAATCATGGAATCAGACTTTACAGATCAATTAAAAAGCGACTACCATCTTTCCTCAACCTACCCGAAATGCAGTATGAGCGTTTTATGGGATATGATCGCATGCAAATCAAATTCCACCCCTTTGGGCTCGATTGGGCACCAGGCTGGACAGCCGTACATGGCGACTCTTTCCCTCTTAGCCAAATTCCTGGACAAACGGCCTTAAACGGGGCTAGAAGGCTAGGTAAGAGCGTTGTCTGTGGGCATACCCATAGATTAGGGTCTGCGGCCTTTACAGAGGCTTCCAGAGGCCAATTAGGCCGTACTGTATGGGGTTATGAAGTCGGAAATCTCGTTGATTTAAGCAGTTCAGGCATGGCGTATACAAGGGGCTATGCTAACTGGCAACAAGGCTTTGCTGTAGCCTACGTGCATGAGCGTAAGGTTCAGGTTATAACTATCCCTATTAATGCAGATGGCAGCTTTATATTCGAGGGCAAACTCTACAAATAACGTTATCAAATCGTTATCAAAATTAAGCCCTAAATCATCCACAAAGTCATACACAAGTGTCACACTATTGACATGCCACAAAGCGTGTGCATAGAAAGTAGGGCTACAAATGAATAACATATGGCTAGAAGCTAGACAGGATGGTCTGATATTTTTTTGGATCATGCTAGGTCTTATGGTTTTAACTTTGATCGTATGGAAAATACAACACAATGCTTTTGAGCGTGGTTACTGGGTTGGTAGATCAGCAGGCTGGAAAGCATCTATCGAGCATAATCAGAAGATTGAGAAACTAAGATCTAGAGCTGTATTTGATTATGACAAACACTGAGAAACTATTTGCAGATGCAGTCACACTCATACACGAAAGAGGGATGCATTACGGCCACCCAGCAATCCAGATGGATCGAATTGCCAAGTTATGGTCTGCGTATCTCAATTTCCCGATCACATCAAATCAAGTGGCAGGCTGTATGGCACTGCTCAAAATCAGTCGTAGCGTGGAAAGTCCAGAGCTTGACGATCACTACAAAGACGCACTTGCGTATATTGCCATATCAAAAACCTGTCATGAATACATGCAGGATAAAGACTTTGAATGGGAGCACTAATTATGGCATTTAACCTAGATGATTACGAAACAGTAGAAGAACGATTAGAGAAGTGGTGGAAAGATAATGCGGATGGATCTATTCAGACAGAACTTGTTAATCGCCCGAATTCTAATCCAGATGAGTTTGTGTTTGTGGCTCGCTTATACAGAACTACGGCTGATGCGATTCCAGTTGCGACTGGTTGGGCGTCAGAGATCCGTACCAGTTCGAGCTTTAATAAGTTTGCTTGTGAACTTGCAGAAAGCAGCGCAATTGGCAGGGCTTTGGCAAATTACATCTATTCGAAAAAAGGTGCAAGACCTAGCCGAACAGAAATGCAACGAGTTGCTAATACTCCAAGTGGAGCAGTTTTTGCAGTCGAAAACAAGCTAGAAGATCCAGTGCAGTGGGGTGAAGCTGATTGGACTACAGCTGTACCAGAAGCACCTAATCCACCACCAGATTGCTGCGCTAAAGGCATGGCATTAAAAAAGGGTCTGAGTAAAACAACCAAAAAACCTTATTATGGTTATACCTGTTTAGATAATAT